ATTTTTAGGTGTTGCTTATGTATATATACAAATGGTATTTGATGCTGAAAAGTTTGGTGGTGGTATGCCTGCTATATCATTTAAGGTCAAAGGCAAAAACATTTATGACCCAAGAACAAGTGCCAATGCTACAACGGACTTGCAAAGATCAAATCCTGCTTTAATTATTAGAGATTACTTAACAGATACACAATACGGATTGAAGGCTAAATCATCAGAAATTAATGACACCACTAATGCAGGTGGCATAGCTTCTGCAGCAAATACTTGTGATCAACAAGTAACGCTTGCTGATGGTTCTACACAAGAAAGAAGATATACAGCAAATGGTTTTACAAACTTTAGTGCAAATGGTAATGGTGTTCTTGAATCTTTACTTAGTTCTATGGCAGGAAAAATGTCTTATGTAAACGGTCAATTTACAGTTTTTGCAGGCGCATCACAAACACCTAGCTTAACAATTACTGATGATGAATTATTGCAACCTATTTCAGTATCAACAAATTCAACTAGCGGAGATTTATATAACTCCGTAAAACCTATATATGTTGATGCTGCACTAGATTTTATTTCAACAGATGCAGAAGTTTATCAAGATTCAACATTTTTAAATGCAGACACGCCTAGTGGTGAAAGCACTGTAAATTATACAAAACAAATGGAAGTTCAATTACCTTTTACTGTTACAGACACTATGGCTCAAAGACTGGGTCGCATAGGTTTAAAAAGTCAAAGACAAACAACAACTTTAGTAGCATTGGTAAGTCTTAAATTTATGAGATTGCAGCCTAATGACTGGGTTTATCTTACCAATGAAAGACTTAATTACACACAAAAAGTATTTGAGGTTTTAGCTACAAATATGGAAGTCATACAAGATGGTGATGTTCCAATAATGGCAACTAGACTAGAACTTAAAGAAGTAGAAGCATCTGTATTTAACTTCGCAACCAACGACTACACCACAGGTCAAGCAGAAGGCTCTGATGTATCAACAGGTGATTACAGTGTAACCGCACCAACAAACCTCTCACTAGCACAACAGAACGCCATTGATGGTACAACCAGTAAGGTAGACATACTTGTGAACTGGACTAACAACGCCAGTGATAAGGTTGTGCTAACAGAGATAGCTTATAAGCTAAACGCTGATTCAAACTACACTGCGGACTTTACAGCAGGCAAGGGTGTAACAAAGGCATCTATCCCTAATGTGGTGGTGGGTAGCACCTACAATGTCAAACTACGACACATAGACCTTAACGGTGTAGCAAGTGCTTATACAAGTGCGGTCAACATAGCCATATCTGCAGCTTCTTCTGCACCCAATGCGCCCACAAACCTATCCGCAACCACAGGCGGAACAATGATACTTGTATCTTGGACTAATCCAAATGTAACAGATTTGAGAGCAGTAAAGGTTTACAGAAAGACAAGTAATACAACTCCAACAGACGATACAGATTTAGTAGAAACAATTGCAGGTGAGCCTAACGCAGTCACAACAACTCTATTTGGCGACCAAGACGGACTAACAGCAGGAACTACCTATTATTTTTGGGTAAGGGCAATCAATCACTCAGGACAGCACTCAAGTTTTAGCAGTTCAGTTAATGGTAACTTTGCTGCAGCAGGTGTGGCAGATGGCTCTATCACAACCTTAAAACTTGCAGCACAAGCCGTTACGAATGCCAAGATTGCAGTTGCAGCCATACAGGGTGATGTTATTGCTGCTGGTGCTATCACAGAACAAAAGCTTGGCGTTGATGCTGTTACTTCAGCAAAAATTGCAGATAACGCTATTACCTCAGCACAAATAGCTGCTGATGCTGTTGTAACAGCAAAGATAGCTGATGATGCAATTACAACAGCACTTATAGCAAATGATGCTATAGGAACAGCACAGATTGCCAATGATGCTGTAACCAATGCCTTAATAGCCACAGATGCTGTTAATCAAGATTCTATTGCAGCCAATTCAGTAACAGCAACACAAATAGTTGCAGGAACAATTACAGCAAGCGAAATAGCTACAAGTGCAATAACAACAGCAAAAATTGCAGCAGATGCTATTACTACTGCCAAAATTGCAGCAGGTGCAATTACAGCCAGTGAAATTACATCCAGTGCTATTACTACTGCCAAAATTGCAGCAGGTGCAATAACAGCAGGAAAAATAGGAGCAGGAGAAATAACTGCAACGCAAATAGCTTCTGACACTATTACGGCTAATCAAATAGCTTCTAATGCCATCACAGCTAATGAACTAGCAGCAAATTCTGTAACTGCTGCAAAGATAACCGCAAATACAATTACCGCTTCTGAGATTGCAGCAAATACTCTGACTGCTACAGAGATAGCTGCAGGTGCAATAGCAACAGATGAATTGGCAGCAGATGCAGTAACAGCAGCAAAGATAACAGCAGGAACAATTACAGCTACAGAGATAGCAAGTAACACTATTACTGGCGATGAAATTAATGTAGGTCTACTTAATGTAGAACACTTTGGTAATGTTTCAGCAGATATTAAAAGTCATTTAACTACATCTACCTTTGTACCATTAGAAGTTTTTGGTAGTGTGTTTCAGAGGGGTAGTACAAACTTCACCACGCAAACACAAACTACAGGCACTTACTTATCTTTATCAATTGGTAGTGTAAGAAACAATGCAAAATATAGAGCCATATGGTCAGGTGTATATGGAGACTCTACAAACGGTGTATTAGAATACAGTGTAGACAATTCTACATTTGTTCAAGCTGCAGGTGGTATACAAAATGTTACTTTCGCAGCAGGTACTTTTAGAACTTATGTTTTTGTTTACAACGGCACTATAACTGGTCTAGCTTCTAACGCATCAACTGTTTATTGGCGAGTAAGATGGATTACAAAACTTAGATCAACCTATCAATCTCTTTATGTTTTTATTGACAATACGCAATGACAGATTTTACTACTTATAAAACATCTACTGGCGTAATCACAAGCTGTGGCAGTACTAATTTGCCATTAAATGAGATTGCAAAAGAGAGTGATGAATCAGTTATTGCAGGCATCTACGAAGCAGAAACCTATAAAATAATAGATGGCTCTGCGGTCTTGCAAACAATTGATTGGAAGATTGGTTTGCGATTTGAAAGAAATGCCTTGCTCACAGAATCAGATTGGACACAGACAGCCGACAGTCCGTTATCAAATAGCAAGAAAGCTGAGTGGGTTACATACAGGCAAGCACTTAGAGATTTACCAAGTAGCTACACGGATGATGATGAGTATTCTGATGTAGTTTTTCCAACACCACCATCATAGGAGTAGATTATGCAACAAGACGGAAGATTTAGCGGAGACATGGATAGAAACGAAGTAGAGATGGATTTGCAAAAGTTCATGGCTATGATAGAGGAGATCGGTCAGCTTAAAGATAAGATCAGAGATTTAGAAGATGCCACCAATGTGAACCCTTGGCAGAAAGTCATACATCTAGCAAGGGCAGTGGACTCATGGCGCATATTCCCTAGAATCTTTGTAGTGGTTTACATCTATCTTATGTACGAATCAGTCATATGGTTCATGAATTTGCCCGAGCCTAACCTAGAGCAATCGGCATTGGTATCTGTAGTGGTTGGTGCTATGGGTGTAGTGTTTGGAGTTTACTCGGGTAAGTCAGGACAAAGCAAAGGCTTCAAGGGCGAAGAAGATAAATAATTAATCTAAGACTCTAATTAGTTTAGGTCTGATAAGTGATGTTGTTTTCCAAGTAGTGTCACTATCTACAGGTGTAAACTCATTGTGAGATTTAATTGTAGCTTCTAACTCAACCCACATATGTAATTGATCTTCTGTTTCTTGAAAAATAGATTCATTAAACTTTGTAGTATCAGCACCTTTAGTAACAAGCCTTTCGCCATTCTCAGTAACATATTTAACCTTTCTGACAAAATCATTGCCATATCCATATTCATTTTCATACCAGTCTTGGTCAATGATCATGGCTTTGATGATAACTTTCTCGCCTACAATTCCAAAATGTTTGTTAGCATTTGCAGGGATGTTTATAGCTAGTGGCTTACAAGCCTTGTGCATTTCTTCGTGTACAACACTTTTAAATTCTACAAGTGATGACCAGTAATTAATACTTTCTTGCTTTATATCAACAATTTTTTCATGCCCTAGCAATGTGCTTGATTCATAACCGCCCATACCATATGAATCTGAATATTCTTTATTAAATGGACTATAACCATCTTTTATCAGCTCTAATGATCTTTCAGTCCATTTAGCAATGTTTTCTTCCCATTTGCGCTGATTGTCAAGTTCTATTTGCTCTTGATTTCGTCTTAGAATCTCTCTTAGACTAACATCAGCATATGAAGTATCAAGAGGATATGGGTCATTAGCAATTCTAGTTATAGCTTTTTGTATTGCTTTATCAGCATCAGTAGATAAGTTACATATGTAATTAGAATAAGTATCGTCAGGGTCAGGGCAAAAACGCAAGGTATACATTGCAGTTTCTTTTCCGCTTGATAAATAGTAGTAAGAAGTTGTCATTTTATTATCCTTTTTCATGTTATACCACTATTATATGCCCATATTGGGTTTGTATGCAACACTTATATCAATTATTTTTATGTTAATGATAAACTGTGTTTATGGATGCCTTTACATTAATTGAAGATGTAGGATTGCCTATAGCTAGTGGCTTGGTTATGGGCTACTTTATATTCTTAATCATGCAACAAATGATGAACGGCTTGGTCAATAAGATTAAGACCGTAGAGGGCATTGCTAAGATGCTTATTACTAGAGCATCAATAATGAACAACGACATGATACGAATTGATACAAGTGTGTCTAGTGCCTTGAATTTGCCACCTGACCTAGATCGTATCGCAAGGGCAGAAAACTTTGTAGAGGACGGCAAGATAGATGCTAGGCGTGATTAATGGATATAGTTGCACTAATAGATAAGTTTGGTTTCACAACAGTCATGGTCGTTGGCTTGGGCTACTTTGTGTATTATGTGTGGATAACTATAACCAAAACAATTGACCCTGCTGTAGCAGAGATGCAAAAGACTATCATAAGGCTAACTGATCAATTAAGGCTCTTAGATCAAGATATGATACGATTACAACAGAAGGTAAATACAGTGCTTGAGTTAGATGAAAAGAAGATTGACGAAACAAGAGAGAATAAAAGAAGAAGCAACAAAGACTAGAATTGCTGTGTGGGCTTTTTTTATGGGATGGATTTTGTTCATTATAATTATTAGCGTTAATTTAAATGCAGACGAGATGGTGCATCAATTTAAGAGTCCTAGTTTTTCAGGTGTTGGCACATCAAGCCATTATCTAACCATAGAAAACCAACAGTTCAACAGAAAACAGGCTATTGCTGATGAAATAAAAGCTTATCAAGATGAGTTAGAAAGAGAGAAAGACAACACAACACTGGCAAGGTTTATAAGAAACCTTGAAAGCAGGATTTATGCACAACTCAGCAGACAACTTGTGGACAATCTTTTTGGCGAAACACCAAGTGAATCAGGGGTGCTTGAACTAGAGGGCAACACAATAGAATACAATGTAGACGGAGACTTTATAACTCTTGTTATTACGGATAGCGATGGAAACACAACTGAGATCACTTTGCCTATTGGGAATTTTGCTTTCTAGCTGTACTAATTGGTCAATATTAAATAATTACATACCACCAGTTAGCTTAACCAAGCAGGCAGAAGTTGGAACCTTAATTAATAAAGAACTTGCTAACATAGGAAAGCCTTTTATAAAACCAACAATAGCCGTATACCCTACAAGTTTCACAGATCAAACAGGACAACGCAGAAGTAATAGTGCATACGCATCTTTTTCAACAGCTATCACACAAGCACCTCATGCCTATTTAATTCGTGCCTTAAAACACGCAAGTGATGGTGAGTTTTTTGATGTGGTAGAAAGAGTTGGTTTAGATAATCTAACCAAAGAAAGACAACTTATAAGATCAACTAGAAAAGACTTTAAAGAAAGCAAAGATTTATTACCCCTAACTTTTGCAGGTTTGTTAATGGAAGGTGGTGTGATAGGATATGAAAGCAACATAAAGTCAGGTGGCTTGGGTGCTAGATATTTGGGCATAGGCTCAACCAAAGAGTACAGACAAGATATTGTTACCGTTTCTTTGCGTACCGTTTCTGTAAGTACAGGGAAAGTTTTGACTGAAGTGCTTGCAACAAAATCAATCTTAAGTGTAGCAATCAGCCAAGATGCTTTCCGTTTTGTTTCTAATGATACTGAATTAGTGGAGATAGAAAATGGCATGGTAGAAAATGAGTCTGTAAATATTGCACTACAAAACGCAATAGAAACAGCAGTCTTAGAAACCATACAATTAGGTTTAAAGAAAAATTTATGGAGCATAATAGATGAAGAAATACTTAATGCTATTCGTGGTTAGTTTTCTGTACGCAGACAATGAGGTTTATATAGATCAAGTAGGCGCTACATTCAACTTAGATGTAGAGCAATTAGGCTCATCAAACATTATAGGCGGTGCAAATGCAGCAGCAGGTTCTATGACAGCACTTGACCTTGACGGTGCAACAATGACTCTTGATATAAACCAAATTGGTGATAGCAATAAATTCCTAGGTGATATTACATCTGATACATTTACAGGATTTTTTGAGTTTGATGGTGATAGCAATACATTTAACATACAAACTGACCCTGACAATACCTATGGGGCAGACAACGGAAACTTTAATGTAGATGTTACAGGTAGCAGTAATACCTTTACTTTAGATGTTGCAACCAGTGATCTTGCAGGAACACTTGACCTTGACTGGATTATACAGGGTGACAGCAACACTTTTGACTTTGATATTGACTATGATTCTGCAACAAACTATGTTGATGTAGATGGAGATTCAAATACAGTTAACTTTGACGGAGATGGATATGCTGATGCCTTTTTCAAGCTAGAGCATGACGGCAACTCACGAACATTTAATATAGATCAACAGAGTACATTAGCAAGTGATTGGTTACAGATTAATTCAACTGGTAACAGTGGTACTGTTTGTGTCATTCAAAGTGATGGCGGAACAAGCACCTCGTGTTGATGTTGGAGAAATCTCAGAACTAAACGGCATTGCTCGTATTGTACGAGACAAAACAGAAACAGCAGCATTAAATGATGACATAAAATCATACGACACCCTAGAGACCTCTAATGGTCGCATGGCTGTTACTTTCCTTGATGACACTCTTATACGCCTTACTGAACACTCACAAGTATTAATTGATGAGTTTGTTTATGACCCTGACCCTAATAAATCTAAAATGGCACTTAACTTTGCCAAAGGCACTGCAAGGTTTGTAACTGGCAAATTAAACAAGGTTGCTAAAAAAAATATAACAATTAGAACCAATAGTGCAACTGTAGGCATAAGAGGTACAGATTTTACTATTACTACTAATGAAATTGGTGAGTCATTAATAATTCTGTTGCCTAACGAAGATGGTACAGCAAGCGGTGAAATAGAAGTCATGACTGCAATGGGTACTGTATTGCTTAATAAACCATATCAATCAACAGTTACAACGGTGTTTGAGTCTGCGCCAAGCAAACCAGTCATATTAGATTTAACACTTGACCTTATAGACAATATGTTAATTGTTACTAATCCCAAGCCTGATGAAGTCCTAGCTGAAGAAACAACAGATAAAAGTAGCAATGTTCTTGATGTAGATTTTTTGGAGTTTGATGAACTTGAGCAAGATTTCCTTGCAGAAGATGATCTACAGTTTACTGAGTTAGATATAAATTTTCTTGATGTAAATTTTTTTGAGGATTTGCTAAAGATAGTTAATGAACTTGACAAGTTAAATGAAGATGACCTGCAACAAGAGCAAACTATAACTAGAATTACTGGTACAAAGGTTGGGCAAGATACTGATACGCAAATCATTACATTAGTAACAGGCGATCTGATAAGCCTGCGTAGAAGGGTGCAACAGTCAGTGCAAGTAGATTTGAACTCTAGTCAAGGCTATACTGTAATCTTTATACAAGACGGTGTTTCCAACATTGTAAAGATTAACGGTGGCGGTGATTCGGTCATAAGTATTAAACAAGGCTCATGACACATATAAAAAAATTTATAGCTTGGTTTGTTGGATTATTTCAACAACGCTATCAAATTAGAGTATCTTTTAACAAAGAGTATGGCGATGCAGACGATAAGGTTTACATCAGCAAAAAAATTTTAGTGCAAAAAGAAAAACATCTTAAATTTCGCAATTTAGACAATAAAGTTATAGAGTATAGAAGTGCAGGTGGACTAAATTACATTATTGAGGATATGTAATGCAACAGATTCTAGTCGGAATTATTATCATGCTAGGTTTAGCAACCTATTATTTTTACAGTCAAAATCAAATACTAAGTGCAAACAATGCAGCACTAGAAGGCGCAGTTGCTACACAGGAAGAAGCTATTGCTACGATACAAGCGGACTTTGAATTGCAAACACAACAGCTACAAGACCTTACTGTTAAAAGCCAAGCTGCACAAAAAGAGTTAAACAGATACACACAGTTTATACAGAACTATGAATTAGCATCTGAAATACTAGCAGACCCAATTAAAATGGAG